GCCTAGGAACCAAGCAGGTGCTAGGTACGAGATCATCTCCGACTTGCCGTGACGCGGGGCGATGTTGACGATGACTCTCTTCTTCCTGCCTGCCTCTATGTCCTCGAATATCTTGGCCAGTTTGTGATGGTGCGGACCCACTTTGTAGCCCGGATACACGTGCTGGATGAAGTCAAGGAACGAATCCTTGCCCAATTTCTGCGTGATCTGGGTCTGATACTGCTTCAAGAGCTCCGCAACACGCCGTTTTTCCTTCTCCGGCATCGTCGGCAGGGCGCTTTTCAGCTTTTCGAGGTTTTCAGGCGTCAGTTGCAGCACGTTTCTCGCCTACAACGCGGTACTCGATACCCTCAAGCACCGACATGAGCTCCTTTTCGACCTCTTCGATGGGCTTGATCACGTGCGTGACCTCGCTTCGCTTCTTGAAAGCGTCGATTCCGTCCACTTCGCCGAGTTTAGTCAGGGCTTGGATACGGGTTTTACTGTTGTCGGAGTTCTCAGCCTCTTCAAAAAGGCGGTTTATCACGTACAGTTTGAGCTGAGCAAGGTCGTCCACGATCATGTGGTTATACCTAGCAGCCATACCAGCAAGCATTGCAACGGTTTCGTTCGGGTACTTGCTGTAATCAATACGGGTATGCGGGTTCTGAAGGTGAGCACGGGCAAGTTCTTTCGCCTGCTCCATGTCTTCTTCGTTCGGAAGCAACGGCGTGCCCGTCAACTCGGACACAAGCCTAATTGTCCTAGCCCGCATCTCAACCTCAGCTTCAGGAGTGAGGTTAGGCAACGCTTCAGCGGCGTTTGCGGGGAGCGGTATGTTCTCGTCAATCTCGGGTATTAGTACATCATGCATGGCGTATATGGAGCCAAGTTCCCTAGGTACACATACTATATACGAAGTAAAACGGCATGGAACCAAAAAAGTAACGGGGGGTGTTTTTATAGTAAGGGGGTGGGGTATTGTCAGGTAGAAACCTAATTAACGATGGGGGAAGGGGGGTAAAGTTGCAAAGTGATGGTGTCGTTTGTGCGGTTCTGAATGTAGAGGTGAGACTGTGGGACTCCGACTTGGATCGGGTGGGTGCCCTCCGGGTGGGGTCGCGTCTGACGGGATCCGGCCATGCTCTGCCGCGCTCCCGTGTGGCGTATTAAGTAATACGCTGTTGCGAAAATACATCAAAAAAAGTTTAGATGATGCGGAACCAATCGCCCCCCGGCCTGTCCAATCTACTGTAACCAATAACAACGCGCTGCGGCGCATGGAGACTAACATGGATAACATGAAACTGATGCTTAATGCGGTACTGGGTGATTTGCGCCTTGTGGCCGACGGCCAATCCGCTGCTGCTTCTGCACGAGCATCTATCCGCGAGGCTATCCCGCTGCTGTTCCCGGAATTGCCGACACAAGCCCAGATTGATGCGGTGGTCAATTCGGATGATTGGCAAGAATTTGACGGCAAGGCCCGCCGCATCTTCGCGGAGGCATGGACTACCGCGCCTCGCCTAGTGAAGTTTATCTCTGGGAAGGATGCCAAGCCGGAAGAGTACACGCCTGTCCCGTCCGACCTTGATTTATGGGTGGCAGATACGAAAACGGCAAAAGCGTACGACTTGCGCCAGACTGCAATCCGCAAGGCCATCCAAGCCTATGTCCGGGTGTCCGTTAAGCAGAACATCACGGAATTTATCCCGGAGGCATCCGACGCCGTTGAGACTGTCACGACTCCCGCGTTGCCCGACCCGACGCAAATTCTGGCAATGGTAACGGATGCGCTGATTGTCCTGTCCGAACACAAGAAGGATGCGGCACTCGCGTTGCTCAACGGACTGGACGCGCTCGTGACTGTCAGCCGCAAGCCTCTCGCGGAAGGTAAGGCACTCGCACGGAAGGCATAACCCGCCTAGCGTATTAAGTAATACGCGCCTCGGCTAGGGCAACCTAGCCGGGGCTTTGGCGTGTCCGGCTCCCACGCGGCTCGGCTCGGCTCTCTCGACCCTCCGGGTCGTTCGAAGCCAGTTAGTTGGACGAAGCCAGTTCTAGAAGATGCCAGTTCTGGCTGAAGCCAGTTCTAGAAGATGCCAGTTCTTGGTGCGACGCCAGTTCCCGATGGGCGAGCATCGGGCTTGTTCCAAGGTTTTGTTCCATTTGTTCCAAGCGAATTCTTTGGTTGGAACAAACTAAGTCGTTGATATATAAAACGAAAACATGGTTTTGTTCCATTTGTTCCAATGTTCCAAGAATAGGCTATCAACCCAGAGGGCGAGGGGCAGTACGCAAGCGTCATTTTGGGCAATCTTTAACCACGCCCCATCTTCATCTACTTTTCCCCCTTATACCCTATTTTCCACTATTCGTGGAACATGCCCTTTTTTGCCCCTCTACTACTACTATATATATATAATAATATTAATATCTTCTTCTTCTTCTCTACAAAATCAACGACTTGCAAAACCACCCCTCTGCTTGACCATACCCGATTTTGAAGAATAAGTTCAGTTTTGATTTTGGAACATTTGGAACAAATGGAACAAACTTGCACTATCCCGTCGAAATTTGGAACAAACCGTATTACCTAATACCGTCAGAATCCACGCTAGCCCCTCAATGCTAGAACGCTCCGCTTCTACAACGCTGTTTGGCGTATTACCCAATACGCTGCCTACGAATCACAAACATTTTCCATCCACGCACGGAACCAATCCCGGTTTGGTCTGTCTAACTATGTAGGACGGACAGGAACGGATGGCGCAAGCCGAGCGTATTACCCAATACGCTGCCCCTCCCGGAAGTCTCCGATGCCACAAGCCGAAAGCCGGTAGTGGACGAAGGCGCGGTGGACAGAGCCGCGACGAGCCGATGACAAGGTTCGGTGCCCCCATATCAAGGGGGCGAGGGCGCGATACCTCGGGGATGTACTCCCTCAACGCGACAGGGGCAGACTGTGACAAGTCGCCTAGTAGTTAGCAGCCTGTAAAACCTGTCACCTATCAATCCCATGTAGCGCGTATTACCCAATACGCTCTGGGTGGGGCGGTGACAGGGGGGCGACTGCGAACTGCCGGTATGTGGATTGTAGAACCGGTCAGGAAGTGCAGAGCACGGCAAGCGCGATGAACGGCTAGACAGTCAGCCCCGTAGCCGATACGGATGGGCAACATACATCCGGCAGCGTTAGGGACATGAGGTGAAAGCGTAAAAGCCGAAGCCGTCCCGAGTATCTGCCTACAACTGCTGTGAAGCCGAAACTCAAACGAGTGAGCAGCCTAGCGGTGACGGTGTAGTTAGTTGGACTCTTGAATGGTCTGATTGGACTCTTGAACGGTCTGACTACTGCGCCGTCATCGCGTGGGTGTTTATTTACTGAGTGAAGTAAAGGAAGGGGTGAGTCATGACAGGAACTATATGGTGCGTGGCCTGTCAGTTAGAGCAGGTCGCTGCCAAGCGTGTCGAGGCGGGATTCATTACCTGCCTACGCTGTGGCGAGGCCGATGCACGCAAGCGCAAGCACACGATAGTCCCGATGCACAAAGGGAACTACATCGTGGTGACTGACAGAACACTACTTGCCCAAATCACACGCCCCGGTCGGGGCAGCAACCACTGAGAGGACAAGACATGAACACATACAGAACCCGCGAGATTACCAACAAGATTCTGGAAGCCGTCGAGGAAGGGCGGCTGAACAAGGATACCGTCATCACGGCTTGTCTCAAGTACATGAGCGAGTACGAAGTGGCAGATATGGCGCATGCCAATGAGTTCTTCTCCGATGATGAGGATGAGGACGAAGTAGATACCTATCACGAATGGGACTGCGCCGGTAATGACGAGTCGTAAGCGTATTAACTAATACGGAGGTCTAAACATGGCTTATAAGAAATACGCCCGTGAGTGCGACAAGTGCGGCGCGGGGATGAATGAGGGGTATTACATCGAGTGCGGCGAGTACTACTGCTCCGAGGTCTGCCTGTACAAGGAAATCACGCCCAAGGAGTGGGAGGAGTTGTACGCCGACGGCGAGGGCGATTCGTACTGGACGACATGGTACGAAGACCCGGACGAGTACATGGTGGACGACGACGACCCGGCTCCGAACAAGGTTAGCGTCGAGTTGGCGGATGCTGTGGACTCAACGGGCAAGGTCGATGAGGAGAAGGTCGCTAGGTTGTTGGCGGAGGAATTGCGCCGACGATGGTTCGTTGACCCCGACAAGTACAACTTCATCAACTGGACTATCACCTGCGATGTGCAGGTCAAAGAGGAGGACAAGGCATGAGCGAGATGGACGATAAAAAATATTGGTATGCGCGTGGCTATTACGACGGTCGTACCGTAGGCGTGGAAGACAGCCTAAAGGAACTTGATGGCGACAAAGACGCGGCGAGTCGTCTGGCCTACAAACGAGGTTATGACCAAGGCGTGTTCGATTACTGCGAAATGGACATTGAGGAGGACAAGGCATGAACGAACAAGAACGACTCGACCGCATCGCTATCGCTTTGCGTGCGGCGTATGAGTTAGTCGAAGAGGGCAGCGAGGCGCATGGCTACATTGCTGAAGCGTTGGCCTACGCTGATAACGACTTGGCTAGTTTTGACGAGGAGGACGAGGCATGAGCGAGAAGAAGCCGAAGATCAGCATGCTCGACGAGGTCAAGTTGAAGCAACCGCGAACGATCCCCATCACCTTGAGCATTGACGACTTGGGCGACGGGTTCTATGACGAGGTGTTGGAGGAGTTCAAGCATGTCATCGCCCGTATGGGGCATGACCCGGACAAGTTCTTTTACGACCAATGGCGCATCACTTGCGTGGCAGAGGAGTACAAGGGATGAAAGACCCGACAAGCATGACCAACGAGGAGTTGGCACGCGCCATCGCCGACCGAATCGTGAGCAACATCTGCGAAGACGAATCCGTATTTGCTCATGGGTCTGGGTGGACGCTTGCGGAGTGGGTGACGGACACCTTGCTGAAGGGACATAAGGCCACGCCCCTGTACGAGATGACCCGCGAGGAGTTGTTGGTGTTGTGGGGTGAAGTAACGGAGGACAAGGCATGACCGTTTGGCCAAAGATAGAGAACACAGTCGAGAGTCTTACTAGAGAACTTGAAATATCGAAGCGAAGACATGCCCAACTGTGGAACCAATACCGGGAAGTCGAGTCTAAGATATATACAGAGAACGCATGGCAGAGGCATGTGCGTGACCAACTGAACCTTTTGACTGGTAAACAATCTAACAGCGTATTAACCAATACGGAGGATGGACAATGAATATCGAAGTGAACGAGACACAGACTGCTGACGAGTTGCTGCCCAAGCCGAAACACATCGTGTCGCTTGCATCGTCGTGTGTGTTGGTATCTATCGAGAGCCATGTGTGGAACGCCACCGTGCAAGACCGTGATATCAGTGAGGAAGTCACTAATGCGAAGCGGGCTGACCGGGATGCTGGTAGGTTCATCAAGAACCTTCTCGCCAAAAACCTTGAGCACAAGGCGGTGCTGAACTATCGGCAGACTATCTACAATTGGTCACAGCGCAACACCTATGACTGGGCGGGATCGCAACGCTTGCTACCCATCACCAACCTTGTTCGGTTCCATAAGGAGTACACCGAGCATGAGAAACGGTTCCATGAGTTGGTCGATGACTTCTTGGACAAGTACCCGTCCATTGTGTCCAACATGGCATTTGTGCAGGGGACTATGTTCGACCGAGCGCAGTACCCCGATGTGTCTGAGTTGCGCGGTAGGTTCTCTATCGACCTTATCCAGAGCGAGGTGCCGACTGGGGACTTCCGCTGTGCCATCGCCGCTGACTTGGTGGATGACATGGCGAAGCATTACGAGCGACAGGCCAAGCGTCTGGTCGAGGACATCCTCAACAAGCAGACGACCCAGTTGGTCGAGATCATGCAGTCCATCTCGTACTGCTGCGAAACCGAGACCGTGATTGACGACAAGGGTGAGGTCAAGGTACGCCGTAGAAAACTTTATGACTCCACGTTGGAGCGTGCCCGTGAACTGTGTGAGACCTTCAAGGGATTCAATCTCACCGCCGATTCTCGACTGGAGGATGCACGAGCGAAGTTGCAGGTGTTGCTTGGTGACCTAACGATTGAGCAACTGCGTAACTCCGATGCCAAGCGTATCGTGGTCAAGGATGGTATTGACGACATCCTGAGCAAGTTCGGGATTTAATTGGATGAGTTGTTTACGTATTAACTAATACTGTGAGGTGGTTTTATGGCTATTCAAATCAACGATGCTATCGGTTTGGATGAGGTGGCAAACCTAGTCATGACGGTAGGCCATGAGGTGACCGTCGTGCTGAAGGGTGAGCCGGGTATCGGCAAGTCAAGCGTGCTGAAGGAGTTGGAGCAGCAGTACGGTGACAGGTACGACTACATCTACGTGGACTGCCCGGTGATGGACTTGTCGGACATCGTGATGCGTATTCCAGACCATACTACGAAGTCTCTTGAGTCTTACGTGTCCTCGCTGTTCAAGTTGGGCAGCCCGAAGCCGAAGATGCTCATGCTCGACGAGTTCATGAAGACCAACAAGTTGTTGCAGACCTTGTTCACCCGACTGATGTTGGAGAGAACCGTAGGCGATGCTGCACTGCCAGCTGGCTCTATCGTGTTCGCCACGTCTAATCATTCATCAGATGGAGTGGGCGATGCGATGCTTGCCCATGCTGGCAACCGTGTGATGATCGTCAATGTGGATAAACCCCGACACGTCAAGTGGAACTTGTGGGCTGCGAGTCGTGGGGTGTCTTCTGTAATCCGTGCATGGGTCGCTATGAACCCACGGTGTCTCGCATCGTACCTTGATGGTGGGCAGGACGATAACGAGTACATCTTCAACCCGTCCCGTCGTGGAGTGATGTCTTTTGTCACGCCCCGGTCGCTCGTGAAAGCGGACGTTGTGGTCAAGAACCACGAGAAGTTGGGTCGCGCCGTGACTAAGGCGGCTCTGGCGGGTACCTGTGGTGCTGCGTTCGCTAACTCGTTCGAGGCGTTCATGGCTCTTGGGAAGCAGTTGACCCCGGTCAAGGACATCATCAATGACCCT